CACCCGTCGCCTGCGTTCCGCCCTCATAGTACTGGAGTAGCAGGCCATCCGCGATAAATAGCCGCATGTAACCAATGCCTTTTTGCCACGTCACTGTCGGGTTGCCGTCACCGTTGATGATGCCGGCGATGGGCGTCACCGTGTCGTCAGCATCGACGCGATAGAAATTTGGCCCGGACGACACGAAAAGTGAGCCGTCGAAAAGGCCCGCCTTGGAATATGTGCCACGAATCTGCCCACCCGCGAAGTAGTTAAGTATGTTAGTCCCGCAGCGGGTCAGAAGGGCAATTTTTTCACGCAAATTTGTGGGGTTGGTTTCGAGAAACCGATTTTCCAATCTAATTTCCGGCTCGCCTCCAAATTGCCGCTTATATGCGCCGACTCCAAGGGGTACAGATACGATGACACATACTCCTCATTGGAACCAATCGCCGGTCAAATACGACTGAAGTGACGAAGGAATGTCCTGCGAACCATAAATTGTGACCTGGGTTTGGCGATAGCGATTCTGAAGCTTCACCATCATGCTTCCGGCCGTCATTTTTGTATCAGGCGACACCGTTTTTCCATATCGCGGTGCCAGCCGAATTGCGAGCATCGCCACCCACAAATCATCGAACTCCGGCGGAAACGGTAGCTGGTCAGCCGCACCCAGCGTCTCGACAAGAATCCAGTCCGCCAGATCCGCACGATAAAGCCACTGCATTGGCTCCAGCGGGTCCACCAGTGCCACAGTCGCACTGCCGCCGATCGTGCGCCCATTACCGTCCAGCGTCAGCGTTGAGCCGCCTGTGCCGCCGTCACCGGCTCCGCTTCCCTGCACTACGGACATTCGGGAGCCATCTTCCGGCTGTTCGGGAAAGAAAACCGTCAGAGAGACGCCGCCAAAAATGATGCGCGAGTTCTTCGGCGGATAGGGATAGATATTGGACGCCGATGGCGAGAGAGGAAGCGATGTAACACTTGCATCCATACTCATCGGATATGGTGCTTGAGGATAATTCGCGGCGACGGGCGCCGTGCGCTGGGGATAGGGCGCAACCCAGTCCACCAAATTTTCACCAAGTTCCGAACCGTAGACACCCAGGATAAAGGCGTTCAAACGATCCAGAGCTTCGCTCTGTTCCGCCGCGGTCGGATCTGACCCTATCGGGATAAGGTTCCCCTCGCGGAACGCCATTTGGATGATTTTAGACGCAAGCGTCATAGGGTTGCCTCACGCTTATTCGGGCGGCGTGAGAAGCCCGTATAGCGCCTTCGTATCTGCCTGTGGATCAAACTCTGTTCCGGCCTCGGTCAACGCCGTAATGACGGATGCACGCAGCAAATCGTGGAGTGTCTTGGCAGAAGCGTTCTTCTGGAACGCGATACCACCTTCGTTCAACGCCGCGACGATTTCCGCCTTTGTCATGCCCAGCACGTCTTCCGGCTTCTGAACCACTTCCGGCTTGGCCTTGTGCTTCTTCGGGTCATCAAGCCAACCGGCTGGCACTTCGTCGGAGTCGTGAAATATCTTCGCCTCTCCGTCGGGACCGTAGTAATAACTCGGGCCTGCAAATTTTGTCATAGGCAACTCCCAGTTAATAAGCGAAAGGCGGCGACATTGTTACACCACCGCCTTCCAATAGACAATAGCAGCGCCCTGGCAAACTTAGCTGAACGTGCCGAAGTCCACAAAATACAGGTCAATGGTGCCTGCGAAGGTCACTGTGCCCGTACCGCCGCCCGTGTTGCCCGTGGCGCCGATATTCAAATAGATGCGGTTCGTCGCACCGGCAGCGATGTTGCGGTCTGCCTGCGTGGAATTACCGTTCTTCTGCGCCGCGGGCGTGAGGCCCGTTGCCAGTGTCAAGATGTCCGTTGTATCGATCATCGTGCTGGACAGCGTGGTATTGCTGGCGGCAGCGGAGCCAAGCGCGACGGTTGGCTGATCGCCGGTCGCAATCTGCGTACCGTCTTTCGTACCAACAAGGTTCATGCGCGCGCGAAGCAGTTTCAAATTGGTGTTCGGCCACGTCAGCAGCAAGAGGCTGCCGTACTTATTCGCGTTCGTAGCGGACACAACAGCAGCGGTGAGGGTGAGGCGCAGCTTCTGGATCTGGACATTGCCTGCGCTGGTGCCCGCCACGGTGGCGTCGAGCGTGGCGTAAGTCGCTGCGGTGATCGACGCGCCGGGCAGGTTCGAGTCCAGCAGGTCGAGCATCGTGTTGTAGTCGTCGGGGAAAATAACCTCTGAGCCACCGATGCGCTGGAGGCTGAGGTTCGTGGTTTTTGTTGCGGGATCGGTCATTGTGGTTACTCCAAGGCGCGTCAATAACGCGCGAGAAAAGAAGACTGGCCCATGCAGAGTGCAGAGGGGCCAGCCATATTTACGTTACGGCGTACTGCCGCAGATGCGCGTTCCAAGCGCAGGATCCATCACTGAAGCGCCGTACATCATATCCCAGCGATGCAAATGGGCACCTGTGTTGATGTCGGAACCACGCCAGTAGCGGATGGCGATGCCCGTTTCGGGGTCAACCGCGAAGCTCGCCACGCCAGTGAACGGCATATGCAGGCGCGCCGTCACCATCGCGATTGCGCGCTTTTGCCACGCTGCCCGCACACGATAGGTCGTGCTGGCAACACCAACAAAGGTGATCGCAGCATTGTCGGCCGGGATGCTGTCCACCGTCGCAAAGGCGGTGTTGGCGTCCGTGCTGATACCGTCGCTGGTACCCTGAACAATGATCGGCGGGCTGATGACAAGATCAGCAGCGCTGCCACTCGCCGTCACAGCAGCGGCCACGGTGAACTGCTGGAGATAGTCCAGCTTTGCACCCTTGCCGCCGTTCGCGCGCCAATCCCACGCATAGACGTTCGCGATGGTGAACACGTCACCAAGCGCAACGGTATCCGTCGCACCATTGTAGGTGTCCGTATGGATTGTCTGCGTGCCGGTCGTCTTCACATCGCGGTAGTTGACGTTCTGGTTGGCGCCATTGACGAGCGTGTGGCCCGACGCAATACGCGAACCTGTAGTCAGTGACGGAGTTTGCTGGGTAGCATACCAGTCGATTTCCGACATCAGCGGGATCTTCACACGCTCCAAAGCGCGCAGGTTGGTGCCCTGAATGAAGCCCCCAACCAACGAACCACGGAGCAGTTCGCCGTCGATCGGCGCCACTGTGGCGGATAGACCCGTGCCAGGCGCGCCTTGGTTCTGAAGGCGCGTGTAGGCACCGAACGCCTGCGTTGGCGAAGCGAGCGGCTTAGACGGGTCAGTGGCATTGACGCCGCCCGTTGAGGCACCGGCAACCCACGAATTGAAGCCCAGCACCTTACTCTGGAGGAACGAATCGACACTGTTCGCGAGCGTGGATGCCGCAGACTTCATCGTTTCGTTCTGCATAAGCTGGTTGAAGCTGGCGATGTACTCGATGTCGCCCACGGAAACGTGGACTTTCGAGTATTCCGTCACGGCGACGTTCACGCTGCCAGTCAAGATATCCTGCGCAGCCAGATTGGCCGTGCCGTCTTTCTTGTCGATGAAGCGCGGGGGACGCTTGACATTGATAATCAAGCCGTTCTGGTCGGTGGTTTCGTTTTTGAACTGCCCGTCCACAAGGCGGCCGGTAACGAGTTCGTTTTTGAGCAGGAGAAGCATGACATTGGCATACTCCTGCTCATTAAGAAATTGGTTGGTCATGGCACTTCAAGCCTTCATTTTTGGCCTGACATCGCCGCCGATTCAAATTCACGAAAGTCGGTCGTCGATCCAGACACAGGGGGTTTTCCGCTTCTACCGCCTCTGGCGCCTTGTAAGGGCGCGGGCGGAACTTGCGTCGTTATCCCTGTCTCTGCGCCTTCTTCGGCGGGAGCTTTTTTGGGTGCGGCTGACGATGCCGTGAACTTCGATTCAATGCGCCCGAAGGCAGCGGCTTGTTCCAACTCGGACTTGCCGAAAATCTCGCGAGCAACCTTGGGGTTGGTTCCGAGATAGTATGCCACTTCATCACCCACCGGGGATGAAATCATAAGCCTGCCAACCGTGGGTGAGCAGGGCCACCCTGATACGTTTTGAATGACCACTTCGTCGAAGTCGTCATGCTTTGCAAGCCCGGCGTCATACAGCGCATCGCGCTTGGTAACAAACGCCGCCTGTTCGGCAGCTTGGGCAGCGGTTTGCCGCTGGGTCGTTTGCGAGGCATTGGCGGATTTGAACTCCTGCCTTGCCTCGTAGCGGGCTACATCTTTGATGTAGGCCCGGTCTAACTCGCCGTATTCGTATTTCGACGGATCCGGCTCTTTGTCAGGGTCAGCATTAACCGCGCCCTTATCCCCTGTCAAGGGGCGTTCTTCCAGCGCCTTCAGGCGCCGTTCAAACTGCGCCTGATCTGCGGTGCGCGCCGCGCGCTCCATATCGAGTTGCCGCTCAGCCTGCCGTTGGCGCCCGACGGCCTGATTAATTTTCTTCTGCACACCGGGCGGTACACGCGCGGCCGCGGCTGTTTTCGGCGCAGGCTCTACAGCAGCAGCAGCCTCGTTACCCGCACCTTCAACCACTTCGTCGCCTTCTTCCGCGCTCGCTTCGCCGGTTTCTTCACCGGCCGTAGGCGCGACAACAGCCGCCGTTGCTTTCGGATCGACGCGCTCGCCATCACGAGTCGCGAAGCCCGCGTAGCTATTCATTTCTTTGGCAGGCTCAAACTCAACAGTTGTGATCTTGGACGGGGTGGCGTCAGCCATGTGTAAATTCTCCTATTGTCCTGTTGCTACGCGGATGGCCTCTAAATGGCCGGAAAGTTCTCGTTCTGTGGCCTGCGATGCGGCAGACATTGCCTGCGTGGCCTCCTTCGGCCCGGCCAAGCTCGCTTCAACTTCAAAATTGTGGGCGCGCGCAGCGTTCAAGGCCGCTTCAGATTGTGTTTTTTGGTAATTCGCCATCGCTGTCTGCATGGCAATGTTCATTTGCTGCTGCTGCTGCTGACCTTTCGCCTGCGCCATCTGTTGCATCTGCGGCGAAATTTCCGACGGATCAAGCAATTCAGGCGGCATACCGCGGCGGATACGCTCCGCGATTTTGTCTTTCATCGGCCAATCCTGCGCATCCACAATCAAATCGGCAGCAACGCCCAGCACTTGTGGCATTGCATTTGCCAAATTCATCATGTTCTCCGCAGCCTCGATTCGTTTGGTCGCGAAACTTGGGCCGGTTGTAATCGACACAGCATATTTACCCGTCGTGATGTCAGGTCCATTCGCCATACCGTTGATCGCTACCATTTCTTCCTTTGAATCGTCGCCTAGCACTTTGATGATGCGTGGGGTGTTGTAAACGAACGCCATCAGTTCGTTGCAGATCATACCGCACTGTTCGATCGCCTGATTCAGATTGTCGTGATAAAGCACCGTACCGGTATCACTGACGCGCTGACGCGCCATGATGGCGGCGCCGCTGACTTCGTTAGATGGCATACCGAGATTCGCTTCGTGAATGTTGGACACGTCTTTGATGTCCTGCTCCGTAATCTCTGCTTGTGCGAGCAACGCATCTTCAACAATTGCAGGCGGCACACGCTCCGGCTTCTGGCCCGAATCATCGTTCCAAATCAGCAAGGGGTCATCACTTAAATGTGACTCTCGAAAAGCTTTCTCACAGCCCTGCACGGCAGATTTTGCAGCCAGCCACACAGCACGCGGCGTCTGCATAATCTTTTCCGCGATGACGCTGCGCCAATAGTTATGCAGCCGCTGCGGATCTTTCAGGAAGCGAATCAAGCCCCAACGATGACGCCATTCACCTACGTTCACTTCCCAGCCGGGCACACGCAGCACCGGCACGCGAGAGATGGGAAGCTCATATGGTCCTTCAAGAATGTTCGACCCGCTGCAAACATAAAGTTGTGCATATTTCTTATCGACTTCGCGAACAATCGGAGTCCCGTCGGCGCGCTGCATAATCTTCGCGATAATGTCAGGCGATGGGTTGTCTGTTATATCGACGATGCTACCGTCTTGGAGCATCGCAATCTCGCGCTTGTGCGTCCGCATCCGCCAATAGTTCACCACGCGCACGTCATCGACCGTCACCCAGCCCGTCATGCGCAATTCGCCGCGTAGCCATGTCGTCGAATCCAAATCCGATGGCTGCGCCCACGGCCAGCGTCGCGTAAAGTCGTTTTTTGGCATGGAATCGACGACGAAGACATGCTGTGCGTCGGAACCCGTGCTCTCGGTCAGCGTGCGATCCCAAACCGGCGCCAGATGGTCATTAATGGCGCAGATGCGAATGGACTGCGAAAACACATCATCGGAATCCCACGCTAGTTCCACATTGAAGTTACCGATGCCACACATCACCGAGCCCTCAAGCGCCTTATCGTAGGCGATATCGGCACGGCTGAGTTTTTGAATGCTGCGCATAAGCCCCTCGCGAACTTTCGCAATGTCTTGCGTGCCACCGCTGTCGGGAATCACTTTGATAGTCGTCTCATTCATGCGCCGCTGACCGATAATCTGCGCCACGAACGCCACAAGACGGTTGATCGTCAGGACCGGCTTGCGTGCTGCTTCGCGGCGCTGGCGCACAAGGTCGTTCCACTGTTGACCGACACAGAACTGAAGATCTTCAAGCGCCGCTTCGCGGTTGGTACGGTCAAACTGCATATCATCATAAAAAAGCTCACGCATCTCCTGAAGAAACGCAATTTCGGTGTCATAGCCTTCCGGCAGCTTAATTTCGGGCGCGGTGTCGCTGCCCTTCTCTTGCGGATCGGCGCTGTTGCCGTTAAAATATTTGGTGTCGCCGTACATCACGCCATCCAACCGGTTGATACAGTTTGGAACGCGCTATCGACCAGCGGGGTAGGCTGCGGCGCGTCCACGTTACCGAAGGTTTGCACAGAAGACTCCTTCTCGTAATCAGTAATCCATTCAGTCGAGGCAAATGTCAATGCGAGGGAGTCCGCCATGTCGGGCGAGCGCACCTTCCGAATCTTCATGTCCTGTTTCGATTCCAACACATAGTCACCATTCAGCCGCGGTTTGATCTTCGGTGCGGTTAAATCGGTCTGGAGCGCCGGTTCATCGGGGATCTGCACGCCTTCTTCCAGCATCAACCATTCAAGCAGCCGCGACCACATCTCCGCGCGTCGGTTGGCTGGGCCGGGTACCTTGGGCCGGGACAGTTTCGCTTCGCTTGTCGCCCCGAAGTTCACGGCGCGCACGACATCGACATATTGTGGCCCCGCATTTCTCAGGTTCGTCACAATCGTAGCCCCAATATTGCCAGCGTCTATGTTCACCCGCGCCGGATGTAGTTCGTCGATCAGCGATTTTATCCATGCCGTGCCTTCGTTATGGTCAATTTTGTTGCGATAGCGCGTCCACATAGCACGAAGTCCGCGCCGCGCGGTAATGGAAAACCGATCGCCACCTAAAGACGCCGGGTCAACACCGAGAATCAGCGGGCCAACGCCTTGCCTGACACGTTTTCGTGCACGCAGGACCAAAAGTGGCGCAATAAACGGCTCATGTCCAGGCGGTGCCGTCCAAGCCTCGGCTGACGTGGCCGGGTATTCCCGTTGGAATAGCAGCGGCGAACGCAATTCAATGATCTTGTTCCGACGCCAGCACATTTGCGCCGGCGAAAGCTTGTAGATATCGGCATATTCCTGTTCAGACATCTCGCCGTCGTCGGATTCCGACTCCAGCATGAACCCCGGCTCCGGCTCGCGTGCATACTCACGCGATAGCCACCATTGCAAGAAAATCGGAATATAGTCACCGCGTGCCGCTTCAGCGTCCATCCAGCGTTCGTAAAATTCGCCGCCCGCACCCGCCGATGTGGACTCCAGAACCACTTCTGTGTTCGGCATGAGCGGCACACCCTGCACCGATGCGGCAAAGTGATCCGGCGCGTTCTCCCAAAACGCCACTTCCGACCCGTGAAACAAAGAAATCGCTTTGGAACGGCCGCCAGCTTTCGTGCCCGCCGTCGCGACGGCATAGCTAGAATCGAGTTTGTCGAACTCCAATTCCTTGATGTTGGCGGTGCCGACATGCGGCGCAATCGGGTTGTTGCGCTGGTAGCGATCGACGATGCCGAATAGCGTTTCGGATGCGGTGCGTTCATGCGCGAGAATATAAACATTCTGGCCGCGCCGCAGCGAAGCTTTGTGATAAAACCGCGCGCCAATATATGTGGAAATCCCTTGCTGCCGCCCTTTGAGGACCAGCGCGCGAATCCATCCCTTTTCCTCGCGCTGCTGCTCCATCAACGTATGCGCGGCGCGCTGGGCGTCGTTCAACACCAGCGACTCAATCACACCGGCCTTGTTTCGGATCTTAAGACACTCGGATCCGAAATACTCCAAGTCATCGCGCAAACGGCGCAGCCGACGGAGTTGGTCCATCTCATCGGATGTGCTCATGGGGGAGAAAGCTCCGTTGGCAGGCCGAGGGGGGCAAGGCCATTGTCAACCGCCGGGAGAGACAGTGACGCCAACGGAGCGGTCCAGGGGGAACCCGAACACTGAATCATAACATCGCCCTTTCGGCCGTCAAGTATCATCTTCAACCACGCGCGCCACGGCGTCAATTGTCTGTGCGCGCTCAGCCTGGTCGAGTTTATCGAGTAGGTTCTCAACACCCTCGGATACCCCGACTTCCAGGTTCGTAGCGCGTACCGCCCCACGCGCCCATAATTTAAAAAAGTCCCCGTAGTTGGAATCGTCCTTTTCGATCCACGCCAGTGCGCGATTGAACCCGCCAGCGCCCTCAAAGAGCGCATCCATAAGTTCGGTCCTGCGCCTGGCACTTAAGTGCGGCATCATTGAGCCGCCGGGCATGCTGCTGGGGAGTGTGTTGAACTTTGACATAGCATACCTGCATAACACTAACCCAATGTAGTAGCAATCAAAATGCGCCGCGGTCAAACCCGTGAATTTTGCAAACGCGGTCCGCCAGCTTGTTGAACGAAGCTCCGTGGCGGACCTCCTTCGCCGGGAGCCTGCGGAACTCATAGAGATGAATAATCTCATGAGCTACGGTCGCGAGCAACGTCCCAAGCTGAGCGTGCTTGGCGGCGGAAACTCGAATGATCGGCGTGCCATTGATAATCTCGCAGTCCGCGAACTGTTTGCGCGTGCGCTGAATGTGGAACTCAATCTCGTCGGCAGGCGGCAGATGCCAGCGGTTGAACGGCGGAGTGGTGCAGAGCAGCGAATAAGCAGCCACTACGTTCTCCGGCGTCAACGACAGCATGAAACCCCCTTAGCGGCCTTTGCGTGGATGCAGCTTATCCGCGAGATTCGCCATGCTCCGCTCCATCCCAGTGTCGCGACTGGTTGCGGGCACCGCGGGCCGATTCTGAAGCGGCGCGCGCTTGACCGGCGGCTTATCCCAGGCGGATCCTGCGGGCGGGGCCGGGGTCTGTCCCTCCGCGACTGGCGCAACGGGATTGGTTTTGGTGGGCGCAAAAGCCTTCTGCGCCGGAGCAATGGGGTTGGCAGCGGCCGGAGCCGCGGCGTCGGTCAGAGCGTTTATGGGCTGTTTCATAGAACCTCCAGACGATCCACGGGCTTCGCGAGCTTCTCCAGCCTGGTAATCTCAGCGCGCACCATCTCGACGTTCCGCCGATACCCAGGAAGTGGCTTGCCGCTCCCATCCGTCCGCGCAACCAACATTTCCTTCAGTTGCTCTACCCGTTCCATCGCCACGCCTGCTTGTTTCCGCGCGCCGAAAGTATTGGTTTTTGATACCTTGCGCAAGCGAAAAATTTTGGTGGGCTTTGTGTGCCCGTTTTTTGTCAGAAATTCTATCTGGCTAGACGTCACCTCTAACACACTGGAAATAAACGGCTTTAGATTCTGGGCTGTCAAAAATGCCGGTAGATTGACGTCGCCTTTGTAGTATTGCCGCCCCTTAGCCTGACGGGCGGGAAAGACTATTTGCCGTCAAGCCCCCAAATTAGGACACTACCGAAATTTGTATACAAAGTTGGGACAAAATTTGGGACAAAATATTGGACATTTTTTGGGGCTGCGCTTCTTCGTTTCGCCGTAAGCTATTGTATTTGTTATATATTATAGCGCCCCTTGGCATTTTTGGCGCCGGATATTTACGCACCATTACAGCCAATCCCAACCACTCTATCGAAGGACCCCGCGGGGTGGGTGGGGGTCGCCGGAGGGGTAGGGTTAACCCAGTATCCAGGCCACCACGTGGCCACAGTAGCCACACAGTGCCAGCATCACAACTCATTAACTATATAAACGCAATGAATCGCGGCGTTCGGGGCCAGCCGCGCACGGCGTTGCGTGGGGCTACAGTGGGCGTAGAGACTACGCTACTACGTTACGCTGGTATGATAGCATCGTTGTTATGGGAAATAGCAAACGACTAACATACTGATTGTGTTACATAATACGCCGCCACTACGTTTGTGATAAACAATAGCGTGCTTGGTTATGGGAAATCGCCGTGACTTGGTACGCGGGAGTACCACGTAGAGCCGCGGTGGCGAAAGGGCGTAGCGGCTGGAATGCGAGTAAGATGCGAGCAATGACTCGCATTTCGGGCGGTTCGGGGGTGCTATCATAACTAAGAAACGTAGTGCTTACGTGTGTGTGTTTTAGTTCTAATGCAGCAGTGTATATATAAATAATAAAGAAGATATATACACTTGCAAAGAGGGGCCAGAACTTGTAGGATTCAGGCAGGTAACTCAACGGAGCGGCGGCAATGCCAACAAACGTAGCACATGAAGCTTATTCGGCGGCTTTGGAGACCGCGGTTCCGCCGTTGGTGCAGGCCATTCGTGACGCCGGCGCGGCGATTGCGCAGACCTACCAAATGCCACTTGAAAATGTGACGGGCGAACTCGCGCAGCTCATAAAAGAAACCCTGTCGGATACCGGCCTCATCCGAGGAAACGCAGTATTCTGGCGCTGTAGAGCGCGCGTTTATGATGCACACCACCTTGATACCCCTGAAGTGGACAGCGACCCAGACCGCCCGCTTGAGGCGCCAGGCGCTGAAGTAATACGCGGCTTGCCAGATGTGGTAGCCTGGGGCTGCGCGTTCGCGCGGATGCACCACCACACGCCATGCGCTGGGCTTGGCAAGACTCACACACGCGCGCTTCAAACCGCTAGGGCTATGTTGTCACGGCGAGGCAATGGAACTGCCGTTATTACAATCGAGTATACGACCACACGCATGGCATTCGCGCATGAGACTCCGGCCAAGCGCTATATGACTTTGAAAATAGCAGTCGTTAAGGTCGGTTCCGAAGGCGATACCTTCGAAGCGGAGCCGCCACGCAAAATGCCCAGCACAACAATTCTCAAAAATAATAGCATTTAATGCTTGACATGCTATCATACCGCGAGTAATGTAGTGTCATCAACAACGGGAGACACAGATGTTAGTTCTAGAAATTGCAGGCGGGATTTTACTGGCATTCGCGGTTATGACGCTGCTTTGGGCGGCCATCATGGTTCGCAGTGGGGGTTGAGATGCAGTCCATAATCACCAAGTATCTACCAGCAACCAATTCGCGCGGCGCGCGAATCAAGGCCCAGGCTTCTGGCTGGGGTGACCGCCGCAGGGCGCTTTCACTCACCCGCAGCTACGATTACGAGCTTAGTGCGGAGGATAACCACTTAGCCGCGGCTGGCGCATTGGCCGTGGAGCTTATGTGGTCCGGCGTGTGGGTTGAGGGCGCGGCTTCCGGCGGACAAGGTAACGTCTATGTCTGCACCAAGGGGCGCAACTTCACAGTTCCAGAGGACTACACCATGCGCGACAAACTGCGCGAGCAAATGGCGAACGGTGAGAATCCATGAGCTACGGGACCAACTGGCGCACGGCTTTGAACCTGCGCGACCAGCACGATGATACCGTGCGGCAGATTGAGACTGAGGCATTGGTGCGCCTTGCGATTCGTACTGTCGCTGATCGCAAGGGTTTGAGATTGGCGCGGGAACAGCACACGGGGGAATCAAAATGACCAGCACTAAGCCGGTTACCACCACACGCGTCATCGAGGTTCTGGCCGCCCATGCACTTTGGCAGGCAGATAATAGTACTGGCGTACGCGCGGACCTGAGCGGCGCGAACCTGAGTGGCGCGAACCTGAGCGGCGC